ATGGTAAACTGGGGGCGCAATTAGATACTTTTGAGGTGACTTGTAGCGTGGGAAGCGTGACAATTACGACATGAGTTTTACATTAGCAACATTAAAGACTGCAATTCAGGATTACTTGGAGGTAAGTGAGACTACCTTTACAAACAACCTGAATAACTTCATTAAAGAAAGCGAAAGCAGAATCTTTAAAATGGTTCAGCTTCCTGAACAAAGAAAGAATGTTCAAGGAGCGACTGCAAGCAGTAATCGTTTTCTGGCAACCCCAGACGATTTTTATGCGCCTTTTAGCTTGGCAGTAATTTCTTCCAGCACATACCACTACTTGGATTTCAAACATCCCAGTTTTATCAAAGAGTATTCCTCATCGACTGCAACAACTGGAAGGCCAAAATACTACAGCTTGTTTGATGAGACTGCTTTTGAATTAGCTCCTATTCCTGACGCAGCTTACACTGTTGAGCTACATTATTTACACAAGCCAGCAAGCTTGACTGCTGGCTCTGATTCTGGAACTACGATATTGTCAAGCGACCATCCTGATGCCTTACTTTATGGAGCCTTAACAGAGGGAGCTATTTTCTTGAAAGAAACCCCTGATGTCATAGGTAATTTTGAAGCACGATTTAAAGAGGCAGTTGCAAGGATGAAAAATCTTAGTGAAGGCAGAGAAACCAGAGATGAATATCGATACGACTTGCTTCGGCAAGGCGTGTCTTAGTGCGTCCTGTTAAATCCCTAAAAGACAAAAAAGTTGCGATTGTTGGATTAGGACATTCGCAAATAGATTTTGTTATAGGGTTAGAAAACTCTGTTGAATACCATGAAGTCTGGGGAATAAATTCAGCAGCAGCAGCATTTCGAGTGGATCGTTTGTTTATGCTCGATCCAGCTTCTCGTTTTTTAGACAGCGGTGACGCAGGAAGACAAACAGATGTTATGCGTAAGATTCTGCCAAAGCTCAAGGTTCCAATCTACAGTTGTGAGCTAGATTCCAGAGTGCCAGCCTTGGTCAAGTATCCAGTCGAAGAAGTAATTAACCACGCAAAATGTGCTTACCTTAACAACACAGTAGCCTACGCCTTGGCTTTTGCTTACTGGTGCAAGGTGGGTCAGCTAGATTTGTATGGCTTGGATTATTCCTACAAAAGCAATTTGCATTTTGCTGAAGCTGGAAGAGCTTGCGTTGAGTTTTGGATTGCTAAATGTATGTCAGAAAACATTGTAATTGGCTCTTCTCCCAAATCGACTTTACTGGATCAGAACGTGCCTTTACATGAAAGGCTGTATGGTTACCATCGTTTGCCTGACCCCAAGGTGGCAATGCCAACATCAGATAAATGGTTGGTGTGCAATGTCTCTGAGTTGCCTGTTAAAATGGCAGAGAATGGAATAGAAATGCCAGAGCAAATAAGCTCCCCAGAACCATATAAAGGATAGCTATGGGTAGAGATTATAAAAAAGAATACGAAAATTATCACAGCAGCCCAAAACAAAAAAAACGCAGGGCAGCAAGAAACAAAGCCAGAAGCTTGTTGGAGAAAAAAGGTTTAGTTCACAAAGGAGATGGTAAAGACGTTCATCACAAAGATGGCGATCCTTCCAACTTCAAGTTAAGCAACCTTTCTGTGCAAAAACCAAGCACTAACAGATCTTTTCCACGAAACAAAAATGCAGGAAAAAAGTATGCTTGAAGATAAAGCTTTTGCGGATTTGGGCAAAATTACAGTCGAGACAACAGTCAATAAAGGCCATGATCCAGAATTCTGGGCTAAAATACTTACTGACAAGATTTGTGGGGTTTCAGAGCAAGCTCCTGACCATATTCGACAACAAGCTTTGGCTTTTAAAAATTACATTTATCAGATAATATTGGAAGGAATTAAGAACGCCATAATCAGTGATCGCACCACGATAGTGGGGCTTCTCAACAGCCAAGGTCATGAAGATATGGCAAAAATTGTAAAGGAGCTTTGAGACATGGCTACGACCTCTGCTATCTGCACTTCCTTTAAAGTTGAAGCGTTAAAAGGAGTCCACAATTTTACTGCGACAACTGGGAACACGTTTAAACTTGCTTTATACACAAGCAGCGCAACGATGGGAGCTACAACCACTGCATTTAGCACTAGTCAGGAAGCCAGTGGCACGAACTATACAAGTGGTGGGGCAGCGTTAACCTCTGTAACTCCAACCTCAAGTGGCACTACAGCTCTATGTGATTTTTCAGATCTTACATTCGGGACGGCAACCGTTACGGCACGTTCTTGTATGATATATAACGACAGCGCATCAGGCGATCCTGCTGTTTGTGTTGTGGATTTTGGTGGAGATAAGACCAGCACTGCTGGAAACTTTACCATTGTATTTCCTGCTGCAAACGCAACTGCTGCAATTATTCGATTAGCATGATACATGCCATTCACAAAACTCAACTTCAAAGCAGGGATCGACAAAGAGAACACCAACTATTCTGCTGAAGGTGGCTGGGTTGATGGGAACCTAGTTAGGTTTCGCAAAGGTCTTGTCGAAAAAATAGGTGGATGGGTTAAGTCAGGAACTAATTCTTTTCTGGGATTAGGTAGAGCACTTCACTCATGGATTTCTCTGGGTGGCACTCGATACATTGGTATTGGAACAACCTTCAAATATTACATAAAAGAAGGTGAAACCTATTATGATGTTACGCCTTTGCGATCTACGACTTCTGCTGGCGATGTTACTTTTGCAGCAACAAACGGCTCATCAACAATAACAGTCACAGACACAGGGCATGGTGCAGAAAATAACGACTTTGTAACTTTTTCAGGAGCATCCAGTTTAGGTGGTCTTGTAACTGCTGCTGTTCTCAATCAAGAATATCAAATTCTGCTGGTCACTAGCGCAAACGCCTATACTATCACGGCCAAGGACACATCTGGGGCAACTGTCACTGCAAACGCATCAGACTCAGGTAATGGTGGTGGCAGTGTGGTTGGTGCATATCAGATAAACGTGGGCCTAGATGATTACGTTAAAAGCACTGGCTGGGGCGTAGGGACATGGGGGGCAGGAACTTTTGGATCTGCTTCTGCAATATCATCTGTCAACCAATTAAGAACATGGACACACGATAATTTTGGCGAAAATTTAATAATTAACGTCAGGGGTGCTGGTATTTACAGGTGGGTAGAAAACAGTGGAACCAGCGTAAGGGCAGCAGACTTGTCTGGAATAAGTGGCGCAAATCAAGTGCCAACTGTTGGGTTACAGATAGTTACTTCTGAGACAGACAGACATTTAATTGTTTTGGGTGCAGATCCACTTTCTGGAAGCTCAAGAACTGGAGTAATTGACCCAATGCTGGTTGCCTTCTCTGATTCTGAAAACGAATTAGATTTTGAGACAACGACAACAAACTCAGCAGGGTCTGTTAGATTGTCTTCAGGATCTTTAATTATTGGGGGATTAAAATCCAGACAAGAAGTGCTAATCTGGACTGACACCTCTCTTTACTCAATGAATTTCATTGGCCCTCCTTTGACGTTTGCATTGAATCTTATCAACGAAGGCGCAGGATTGGTCTCTCCAAAGGGCGCGATTAACGCTCCAAATGGAGTTTACTTTGCAAGCAAGACAGGATTTTATTTTTACAATGGATCAGTCAACAGATTGCCATGCTCAGTACAAGAATATGTGTTCAATGACTTGAACTTGGATCAGGCGTTTAAATGCTTTATGTCGTTAAACGCAGAATTTGGAGAGGTTTGGTTTTTTTACCCCAGCATCGAAGATGATACTGGTGAAATATCCAGATACGTCATTTACAACTATGAAGAAAACTCATGGTCAATTGGGTCTTTAGTTCGATACGCTTGGCTAGATTCTGGTATCGAAGATAAGCCAATGGCATCTGGTCAGGTATCATCATCAAATTGTCTTTTTGAACACGAAAGTGGATTCAACAACAACACTTCATCAATGGATGGCGTTTTTATCGAATCAGCAGATGTTGATATAGGCGATGGTGACGCTTTTGCCTTTGTCAAAAAAGTTATTCCTGACATATCTTTCGTGAATGACGTTGGCACATCTCAAAATGGTGCTGTTAACTTTGTGTTGAAAAGAAGAAATTTCCCCAACGAAACGCTATCGACTGATTCAACTTTACAGGTCACAGCATCCACAACTTATCAAAGCTTGAGATCCAGAGCGAGGCAAGTGGTTATCAGAATCGAGTCTGATGATGATAACGATCCTGTAGATCGTTTGAATTACAAATGGAAGCTTGGAAGCACTAGGATGGACATTCAGCCCAGTGGCAGAAGATGAGCAAGCTGCTCGAAACTAGACTGCCATTTTCTCAGGGTGAAAACGTATCTTCTGCAACGTTTAACAGGCTGGTAAGAATACTGGAACTTAACTTCGATTCGTTTGACCCAGACGTTTCTCCACACTTCAATGCAGACGAAATATCAAGTTTAAGTTTTGCAACAGGTGCGATAATATTCAATACTACGAATGAAATACATCAGGCGTTTGATGGTACTACATTCAGGGATCTCTATGCCCATCAAACCTACCCAACTGGCTTGGGGATAACAGCCAGCATAGGAAGCGTAACAGTGACTACATCATGAACGTTTTGGATCAGATTAAAAATTTGTCTTTTGACACTATTGTCGCAAGCAATCCAAGAACAAACAGGGAAAGAGGGATTGATTATCAGGGTCAAATTGAGGGACTTATTGGGCGTGATGAGAGGTTGTATGGGAGAAGGAACGTAAATCCCAGAGGGATTACCAGACCAAAAAGGCCAGACGAAGTTTTCGAAAATTCCCTCATCCCAAAAGCCCCAGAAACAATGGAAGATTTTCTTCGATTGAGATACGAACAAGAACTGTTTGAACACCAGTTCAGGGGAGCAGAAAAAACTCCTTTTATGCGTGGGTACGAAGAAAAGTATTTACCCAAAATGGAAAACCTACCATTCGTTCCAGAAGGAGATGATTATCAAAATTTCCAACAGCAATTAATGCCTACCCCAATTGACGAAGGCATTCGAGAACTTCAGATGCAATTAATGTCAACTGAAGATCCAGATGAAAAACAAATGCTGTCTCGTATGATAGAAAATATCGAGTTGAGCGCGAACGCACCATTGGCTGACTTTGCCAAAACAGTACAAGAAGCTGGCACAAACGAAGACACAGTGCTTGCTCATTTATCGCCGGGTGAAGTAGTTCTTCCTGCACAAATGTTTGAGGATGATCCTAAATTCGAAAACCTGATTGAAAGAAAGTTTCAGTCGTATGGAATACAGCCAGAAACTGCAATCGCTGGAACTGGCATTGCGGCATTGAATCCAGCGACAGGTTTGGAAGAGTTTGGCTTCTTTAAGAAAATAGGTAAAGCACTCAAGAAAATAATTAGACCAATTGCAAAAGTCGCTCAGTTTATCCCCGGCCCTTGGCAACCAATAGCAGCGATTGCTGACAAAGCGTTAACTGTGTATGACGTTGCCAAGGGTAAACAAAGCCCATTGGCTTTGGCTGGTCTTGCCTCCCCAATACCTACAGCGGGCAAGATAGGATCAGGTGGTGGTATTCGTGGATTGCTAGGAAAGACCAAAGAGTACATATTGCCGGGTGCTGATGACAGAGGCTTGTTCAAGAACATTGGCAGGACTTTTAGAGGTGGACTTGGTGGTGAGCGTGGTGATCAGTTCAATATATTGCAACAAGAAGCTGGAATGTCACCCCAAGAAATTAGACAACTAGAAAGGCAAGGGGTTTCTGTACAAGATCAATACGATGCTTTTTCTAAAACTCCAGAGTTTCTTAACAGAGTAACAATACCAAACGCTGTAAATGTTTTAGACCAGCTTTCTCAAGACCCATCAAACGCAGCACGTTTAGAGGAGTTGAGAAAATCTGGTATGGGGCCAGCGCAGATTGTTGAGGAGTTACAAAAAGGAACTGATTTAGGTTTATCGAATTTAATGCCACAACAGCAAGGTGGCAGCTTGTTACAACGCCTTGGTCTAAGACAAGATCAGCCGGGTCAAAGTAGGCTTGGTTTGATCGAGGATATTTTAAAAGGAAGATCATCAGACCCAGTTCGACAGGGTGGTGGTTTGGATTCCTTGTTAGGACAAGCTGGAGGTGGAAGGCTTGGTGGCAATCTTCTTGGGGGTGGAGGTATATCTGGGTTATTAGCTGCTGGCATCCCTGCTTATTTGCTTGGCAAGATGGCAATGGATGAAGCCAGAACCAGAAAGGGCGTTCCTTTAACACCATTGACCACGATGGACCCGGTTGGTAGATATAACATCGAGGCTGAAATTGCCAGAAGGATGGGTGGCGCACAACCTAATCCAGTTGAGTTTGGTTTAATGCCCCAAGGCACTTTCCCAGAGCTAAGTGGTAGCAGAAACCCAGCAACAACAGGTGGTAGAAACGCGCCAGCAATTTCAAGATACGTTAACGATTTCAGAAACATGAACCAAGGTGGCGCAGTTTACCCTATGGCTTACGCTGAAGGAGGTAACGTAGCAATGGAAGATTTCGAAAGAATGAATGGTGGCATCAATGGGGAAGGCACTGAGACTTCTGATGATATTCCAGCCATGCTTTCTGATGGTGAATTCGTGATGACTGGACAGGCAGTCAGGGGTGCTGGTACTTACGAGATAAAAAACAAAGGTGGCATTATCAGCTTGATACCCTCTGCTCAAGAAAGCAGGGATAGAGGTACACAAAACATGTATAGCCTGATGTCTGCCTTTGAAAATCAAGCAGGAGCTTCATAATGGCAATGTTTAGAAATGGTGGAAGGATGGGCATGGCAAATCCTTTTTCGCAACGTTTGCTAGAAGACTTTGCCCAACCTCAAACTGCTCGCCCTTTTGGAGCTGGTGGAAGGCGTGGAAACGTAAGTGGTCAGCCAGAAAGAACGCCAGAAGGATTAATTAATCGCCCTAGTCCAGTTTATAATCGTCCAGCCTTTACTCCTCCTCCAATTACAATTGGTTCAGGATTGCCTCAACTCACTGGCTTTCAAAGCATAGATTCCCCTCCTGTTGTCCCTGATAGACCTCAACAATTCGATCCGTCTATTTTCAGAGATATAATGGATAGCGCAAGTGAGCAAAAACAAGCATTTGAAAGATTTCAAGAAAGAATGCGTAACAGAGATCCTTCTGAACCTTTAAAAATGCGACCTTATCAAACAGGAAGCGAAGCTCCAGCCACTGCTGGGCCAGCTACATCAGGGGGAGGGGTTGCACAGGGATTCCTAGGAAGTACAACACCGGGATTCATTAAGGCAAATCCTGCTACTCCCACTCCTCCAAGCGATCAAGACCCTTATGCAACTTCAGTGTTGCAACAGCAAACTGGCTTAGACCCTTTAACTCGACAATTGCTATTTGGATTGGATGGGCAGGGTGGATTTATACCGGGAGCTATGCAAGCAGCAGAGCGCACCTTCTTTGATGATGAAGGAAGACCTGTTGTTGTTCCTCAAGAGATAGCAGGGTTTACCCCTGATCAATTACGAGCGCAACAGTTAGCCAGAGACTTGGTTGGCGTACAGTCTCCTTATCTGCAAAGAAGCGAAGATGCCTATCGAACTGGAATCAGCCAGTTGCAATCTGGGTTAGGAGAACAAGACAGACTTGCGCGACAAGCGACTGGAACTTTTCTTGGAAGGCTTGGCGAAACTGACAGAATACAGCGTGGAGCTACTGATGAGTTTGGCAGACGGCTTAGTGACATAGAGCGTTTTGGTGGTCAAGTATATGATAGATTTGGCGCAGACGTTTCAGACATGGTTGGCACTGCTAGAGGTGCTGCTGATGAGTTTGGTCAAAGATTAGGCGATGTAGAGCGTTTAGGTGGTCAGGTATACGATAGATTTGGCAGAGACATTTCTGATGTCGTAGGAACTGCTGCTGGCACTGTTGGAAGGTTGGGCGAAAGGCTGGGAGAGTCTGGAGACTTGTTAAGACAAACCACTGGCGCGTTTGATCCATCGATGACTGAACAGTTTTACGATCCTTTTGAAGAGAGAGTTGTTCAACAAACTATTTCTGATGCGTTAGAAGCTGGCGATAAAGCTGACATTTCCCAGAGAGCAAGAGACATTGCCAGAGGTGGTGAGTCAGCATTTGGATCTAGGGCAAGACTAGGAGCAGAAGAACGCAGAGAAGCTCTTGGAAGAGGTCTTGGCGAAGCGTTAGCTGGCATAAGATCCAGAGGATTTGGTCAGGCACAACGTGCTGCTATGGGCGAGTTTGGAAGACAGCAACAAGCCAGAAGAGCAGCAGCTAGTGGCTTGGCTGGATTAGCAGGGCAGCAATATGGTGCTGGCAGAGACTTTACCAGAACATTAGGTGGTGCTGCTGGTCAGAGACTGGCTGCTGGAACAGGATATGGAAGTCTTTTATCAGGATCAGGAGCGCAACAACTTGCTTCTCAGCAAAGATTAGCTGGCACATTGGGATCAGCAGCAGGGCAAAGATTATCTGCTGGTACAGGGTTTGGAAACTTGTTAAGTGGAATTGCAGGGCAACAGCTTGGATCTCAAAGACAGTTAGCCACTGGTCTTGGACAGACAGCAGGACAGGGGTTACAGGCAAGAACTGGTCTTGGAAGCACACTTGGTCAAATAGGAGCGCAAAGACTGGGAGCGCAACAAGGCTATGGTGGATTCCTTTCTGGCCTTGGATCACAAGCGCAGCAAGCTGGGTTAACAGACATCAACACGTTGGCTGGAATGGGAGGCCAACAGCAACAACTATCACAAGCGCAAATGGACGCAATTAGAGCAAACGCGATGCAAGCACAGCAAGCACCATTAGCTCAGTATCAGGCTCTGTTACCATTTATCCAAACAGCACCAGCAGGGCAGTTCCAGACACAAACCACATTTGCCCCAAGACCTTCTCCACTACAAGCTGGATTAGCAACTGGGCTAGGAACACTTGGAGCACTTGGAAACTTCTTTGGTGGAACTCAAAGAGGAGGCTTTGGTTATGCAGCGTGATGACATTGATATATTTGAACCGGGTTCTGCTGGTGCTCGATATAAAAAACAAATGCAAGACATTTATGACTCAAGCCCTGCTTTTGACATTGAGGACATTCAGGCAAAAGGCAGAGAGCTTTCTGCTTTGTTTCCAGCAGAAAGAGAGCCAAGCATTTATGACTTGGCTACCTCTTTGTCAAAAGGATTGACAGAGCAAGCAGCCAGTGGTCAGCCAGCATCTATTGGTTATGGATTGGCAGCAGGGTTCAATGCGTTTAACGAGGCAGCGCAAGCTAGGCAAAAAAGAGCAGACGATTTACAACAAAAGATTTTACAGTTTGCCTACACAGAAACAGAGAAAAAACGTCAAGAGCAAATTGCAATTAACAAAGGTGCTCTTGAATATCAACAAGCTATTGACATTGCAAAGCTTAAAGACGAAAACAGATTTTTAGAAAAGCCAGATGCAGATTCTTTTGATTACATCGAATCAGTTGAAAACTTGCCTGATGGCCCTCAAAAAGATGAAGCAAGAAAAAGTGCTAAATATAAAATATCAATGCAAAATCTAGGAAGGTTACAGACCAGAGTTATTGAAGGTGCTGATGGATCAAGAACTACTGTGTTAGAACCAAGATATGATCCTAAACAAATTTGGCCTAGTGCTGTACATTCTGGAAAAAGCATTGATTGGAAAAATATTGATCAATCAACAATGACCCAACTGACTCAATTACAGCCCGGTCAATCAATGGTTGTTCAAGGAGTTACTGTGACCAAAAATTCAAAAGGAGGCTTTGATTTCTAATGCCTACAATGACTTTGGAAGAAATTCAACGCCAACGCTTGCAAGGTAACACAACAGACATTCCTGTTCTTGAGCAAGAGATTGGTGGAAAAACAGTACAAATTGTTAAAGGCAAGCCAGAAGAAACAGAAGGCAAAGAATATAAAGTAGACCAAGCAAAAATGGCAGGGTACGCCATTAAGATGGAAGAAGCAGAAGAGTCTATAGCAAGACTTAAAAAAGACAGAATTGACGAAAGAGGAAAATACGTTCCGGGCTTTGATCCTGTAAACACTTACGACTCTCTTATGCAATTCCTCCTTCCTGATTCTGTTGAAAATGCTGCTTTAACTCATGACAAGATTATGTACGAAATGGCTAAAAAACTTTGGTCAAACGCAAACGTAAGAGCAGTCACTGGCGCAACAATTAAAGATGAAGAGGCAGACCTAGAAGACGTAACTTATTTCCCATCTTACTGGGGTGGACAAGCCAGTGTAGATGAGGGAGTCAAAAACAGAGCAGCCGTTTTAAATACAACAAGACAAATGGCTGGAGATGCCTATCTGGATGCTAAGTTTGCAAAGCTTAACAGATCAAGAAATGTAAATGATCCAGAAGAAGAGGGTGGTGGAAGATATACAGGAGATGCTGACTTTTTGGTAAGAAAATTTTATGATCCTGAAACTCCTGCAAGCGAAAAAGAAATGATCAGGAATTTTTTTAATGAACAGAACGTAATGGAAAAAGTCATTAAAGACAAAGACAAGATACTAAAAAGAGCTTTAATAAAGTTACCTCCAATCGAATAGAGTACATAAGAATATGGTTAGCAGTGTTCAAGAAATGTCAACTGAAGAGTTAATCTTGAGAAATGGGGGCAACCCATACAGAACTGATGATGACCCAAGAAAAAAAAGCATTGAAGAGCTAGTTGGAATAATTGGCGATAAAACAGAGACAGATTCAATCGACACTTTTACTGGTGCGCCAATGCAGGTCAGGGCTGAAGTTGCCGCCGCTCCAAGCTACGATGATAAGCTGGCTACTTTAAAAAAATATTATCCTGACGCTGTTCCAGTCGAAACTTACAGAAATGGTGCTGATAAATTTGGCGAAGGAAATTACGTTTTCCTAAATCCAGAAACTGATCGATTAACTTTATTTGATGAAGATCAAAGATTGTTTGGAATGCCTTTCCCAACTATGAGAGACATTTTAGCTGACCCCGGCCCAGAAACTGCTGAAATGATTGGAGGCACTGCTGGAGGATTTGGTGGTGCTGCTGCTGGAGCAGCAATTGGTTCTCCAACAATATTGGGTTCTGTGCCAACAGCAACTGCTGGATTTATGCTTGGAGAGGCCATTGGTTCTGCCTCTGCAAGAGAACTTTATTTGCTTGCTTTAAACAAGATGGGGGAGATGGAAGACACAAGAACACCCTCAGATCAGTTTGCAGACTTTGGATTTACTGCTTCATCAAATCTATTTGGTGGAATTATTTTAAACAGAATATTCAGAGGCTTGGGATATATGTTTGAAACCCCAATAAGATGGGCTGGAGGAAAACTGTCAAGAGCTGCTGAAGACACATTAAAAATATTCCAAGACGTTGGTGTCACTGAACCAACCTATGGACAAGTAACTGGTAATCCTCTTGCTCAGTTTATAGAGTCCACTTTAGCTAGATTGCCAACATCTACCAAGACAATGCACGACAATGCGCGTCAAACCCTCGCTCAAATTGAAGATTACCACAACAAAATAACTGGAAAGGTTGGGACTGCAAGAACAAAAGAAGAAGCTGGCGGCAAATTTGTTGACGCAGCAGAGGCCAGAGTTGATAAGTATGTAAGAGAAAGAAACGCAAAATACGATGCTGTCAAAGCAATGATAGATCCAAATTTTTCTGGCAAAGTCCCTGAATCCAGAAGGCTGTTGCAAGAATTTATTGAGTCATCTGGTTTAGAGACTTTAGAAAGTGAATACAAAAAACCAATGCTTCAGCTTCAAAAACTAATGAATGATGAAGAGGCTGGCAGATTAACCTTTGCTAATTTATCAAAAATTAAAACTTCTTTTGGAGATGCAATTCAGCACATCAACAGCAAGTTAGAAGCCCCCACAAACGAAGAAAAACATTTTATTCAGATGTACTCTGCCATCAAGCTTGACTTAGACAACTTGGTTGAACAAGCAGCCAGAAACAAAGCTGTCATGACTGGTGGTGATTTGGGTGATGGAGCACCAGACGCAATCGCTGAACAAATGTTAAAGAAATATCAAGAGGCCAGTAATTTTGTTGCTAAAAATGAAGGCAAAAGGGGTGGCGTACCTTTCCTAAAAAGAATAATGGCAAAGGCAGGAGGGGAGCTTGGTGATGACGTTAAAGCAATGAAATTTGTTTTTGAAAACATCAACGATAACTCTCAAAGAGTAGCAAGAATAAAAGAAATGCTAGACCCAGAAGAGTTTGATGAACTTTCTGGTTACATTCTTGGAAATCTTGGAACGCCAAGTGCTGCAAACAGAGAAGCAGTTGGTCTGGCAGAAACCCTTGGCATGTCTGGCAAAGAGTATGTGAGTGCTCAAGGTTTTTCGCCACAATCATTTTTAAACAATTGGGGAAAGTTAAGCAAAGAATCTAAAGAGGTTTTGTTTGGTGGAACAAGACATAAAGAATTGGTTCCAGAAATTGATAATTTAATTAATGTTATTGAGAGAACTCAAGAGGCAGCAAAAGCTTATGCTAATCCATCTGGTACAGCACAAGCTTTGTTGGGCAGCAGTTGGCTAACTGGAACAGCTTACGCAATGTATGGCATGGGAGATGCTGGTTTTACTTTTGGATTGGCAGGATCAGCCATGCCTTATGGTGCTTCAAAGCTAATGACTAATCCAGATTTCGTTAAATGGTTAACTGGTGCTGTTGAAAAACAAGCGTTTGACCCTTCAACTTATGGGCAGCATGTAAGAAGACTTTTTCAGGTTTATCAGGCAAACCCAGAAATTAGAGAAGAAATCATGGGGGTTTTAGAAAGACATCAGGGAGAAAGCGTTGAGCCTTTACCTGATCATAAGTCATCTAGTGCTAGGGAAGCCATTGTCCCAAACAACAACGAAGCAAATTTCAGGGAAGTATCTACCAGAGAAGTGTCTGATAAGTTGTTACCAACCTCTGAAGAGTTGATCAGTCAAATGGATCAGGTGACAGTACCACAAGTGGAAGGGCCACTGTTTGAAGAGACAATCACTGAAACACCAGATGTGAATCTAGCCATGTCTCCAACAGTTTTGCCAAGAGATGATGATCGAGAGTTAGCTCTCAGACTCAGGGGTAACGCTGGTGGGATTGGTGCTCTGGTCTAATTCCTCAGAGGGTGACGCAACAATCAGCGCACCATCCACGTTGTAATCAAAATCATATCCCATCTCTGGGCCATAACTTGTGTTGATCACAAGATTTCTGGATATCAATCTAAGCAAAGCTGCCTGATGATGTAGCGTGAGCCTAGTGAATAACTCAACCACTTCTGCTGGCTGAAGAGCAGATTGATAAGTTTGAGGTATGGATTTCTTTTTAAAAAAGTTCACTAGGCACTAATCGCTTCGTCATACACTGGAGACAAGTTAAGTCTCTTGTGCTCATCCCTGATCAGTCTTTTCAGGGTATTGATCTTATTCCTGTCTTCAGCATTACAAATCTGCTGAAGCATGTCATAAGTCTCAACATCCACCGCCAAACTTTTCCTTTCTGACTTTGTGTCTTCCATTTGTAGTTCCTTGTTAAAACGTTGATATTTTATACAAAAGTGCTAGAATTTGCAAACATGTATCAAATTAAAAACCACTTGATCTCTATGCAATCGCATTGGGGGATTCATCAACCTACATTCCAAGCAGCAGAAGAATCCATTCCTCAGATCATCAAATATGCTGCTGAGGGTGCGACCACAAAAATGCCCCAGACTCCTTTGAGAAAAATGGCAAAGCGCATCTTTCCTGATGTGTTTTCTTTCCCTCTTCTTCGTAGGCAATACTGCAAGATGCTCATGGAAGAAGTTGACCACATGAGCAGTGAGATTAAATTCAGCGTCAACCCCTTGGAGGAAACTGAAAGACAGATTCCTGAAATTGTTTTCGCTGAACATTGCCCCAGTCTGCACAATCATTTCTCCTTAGTGGTCAAAACTATCATAAATCCCATGATCATTTGCTTATGGCAACGCAATGCCTCAGACATTGCTACCATTCAAATTGCCAACTACAACCTCAGAGAGAAGGAACAGGGAGCTTTTCATCATGACGTTGATGCAGATGTAAGCGTTGTTGTTCCTCTCAATACAGGCGATTACAAGGGCGGTGGGACTGAATTTCATAATCATGGCAAAATAAAACCCATACCCACTGGTCATGCCCTCGTTTTCCCATCCTTTAACCAGTTTCATCGTGGCTTGCCCATCGTTGGCGAGGGCGACAGATACCTTCTGGTATTCTGGTTATACGACAGGTCAAGGATTGAAAAGCTGTTCTATGGCTCGTAAGGGTTCTTGGCTCCTTTGCTTTTGATGTCCTCTTCAACCTTATTCAGCATGTACTCCATGAACTGAGAGTTATTCAAAGTAAATCCAAAAGACTTTGAAACCTCATCCTTTGCGCTATCGAATCGAGCTTTCGAATTTTTTCGCACTTGGATTTGAATCTTCACTGCATCGTCTTCAGCATATATTCTTGGTCTGCCCATTAAGCTACCTCTTCAAACTTAACGAAAGCACACTTACCAAACAAAACGCTTCGAGCCTCTCTCTTGATTTCGTATTCATCAAAAGTATCAGAAACTCTCTGAGTAACAATTTCCTTGGCTTTTTCAACGAACTCATCTGAAACCCCATAATCGTACTCAATAAACAAGTATTTGGTTTGGGGTATTTCTTTGATACAGTTCGTGTATTCGTAGATGTCTTCCATGCCATTGAAGTTTCCATACTGATAGATTGCAAACTCTTCTTTGATTTGCTCCATCACCTTGGGATTGATAACCTCTTTGATCTTGACCCTGACGCTATCGCCCATTGAATAGTTGTCAGATTTCACGCTGGCCTTGATCCCTTTTGCCTTCAAAGCCTTCCTGATCTCTGCTGCACACCTTGCTGCTTCAGTTTTATACGCCATCTTTTTCGTTCCTCAATCAATTAATTCAAAAGCAGTATACCTGATAAGAGTGTCGTTGTCTACAAAAATATAATAAAATATTAAAATAAATATTTCCTTACATTTAGGGGCTTTCGCCCCTTTATTATTTAGTGACCCCATCCAGAAGCAGTTTGATATCGTGGATTACCCTCATCAGGGTAAA